GTTACAGCTCTATTTTGAGCTGAGAAATTATATCTAACCAAGTTTCTAATTTCTTCGACTGATGGTTCGTTTTTACCACCTATTGCTGGTACTGGGTTGTTTACTTTTAAAGAGTTTTTAACCGTATTATTAACGCCTGAATCAGAACCATTGACTGTCATGTTAACTAAACCTAAGGATGTTATAGCGCCTTGACCTAAATTGGTGTCTAATCCACCACCAACTTTGTATTTCACAAATAAAGTTGTGTTTGGTGATTGTGTTATACCTAAAGATAGGTTATTAATAAAATCACCTATTTGAGCGATTAGCGTTGGATTCGTATCAAAATCTGTTAATGAACTTATGTCTTGTGTTCCACCACCAAAAATTAATTTTAAAAATCCGTTATCGGTGTATTCGGTTATAAATTTTTTATCAACCTTTATATATTTTCCTGGTCTTACGGATGGATTGTCACTTAATGCGTTAAAGTCTTCAATAAACACTTTATCTTCAGCTAGTGCGTCAACCTCATACCATTTTGCCGCTGGGTTTAAAAATTGAGAATATGTTGGTATTGTAGTATAATTTGTACCAGGCAATGCAATTACAGATTCAACACTGATAACATCGTTGTCAGGTAATATTACTTCTAAAAACGGTACAACATCAGCTGGTGTTATTGTTTTTTGATAGTATTTTGTAAAACCATTTACAGCAATTTCTCGTTTAGTTAATGTATAATTGATTAAGGTCCCATTTGAATTTATATTTGGAACAATAATTCTATTCGGTATTCCACCAATGCTAAATGGTGATGAAAAATCAACATCATATAATGTTTCAAAAACTTTACCTGAACCAGTTCCTTGAGCACCAGCTTGCATTATTGGACAATACGTAACATCAAACGTATCACCTAAAACAGGTACTGTAACACTAAAGTCTAATATTGTTACTGATGGTCGTCTACCTGGTACTTTTAAACCAAAAGTTCTAGCCATTGATAATATTGAACTTCTTTCTTGTGCATAGTCTATTTGTGTTTCTTGAAACATTCTATCTGTATTAAATGATAGCATGTCCCCAACCGCCGCATTTAATTCAAGTAACATCATACCTACTGATGCATCGTTAAAATCATTGAAGATGTCTGGATAGTATTGTCTAACCATATTGACTAAGTCTCGTCTAATATCAGCAAAGTTTCTTGATGTGTAATTAACCATTTGTGCCATAATATATTATATTTTAAACATTTATTGTAACTGAATCGGAAATATCAAAAACATTATCTGTTATTGTATATTCTAATCTTATTGTTGCAGCGTATTCGCTTTCTTCAGACTGTGTAACGGTTAAGCTAGTAATATTTAACTTTGGTAAATATTTTTTTACTGAATTTTTAACCTCGTCTTGTACAGATTCCCATGTTAGTGCGTCATTTGGTTCAAAAATATATCTAAGTATATCCGTACCAAAATCTGGGTTGTATAGTCTTTGACCTTTTCTTGTTAATAATAGATGCATTAGGTCGGCTTTTACTGCTCGTTGTTCATTATCGTTGAGCTTTATAAAGAAACCGTTTGTACTATTTTTAAAGGGGTAGTCAATATTTATGTATTTTCCGTTTGCCATAATACCTTTTATATGATAAATATGATAATAATTTATTTTTAGAAGTAAATCCATAAAAAAAGGGTCCGATTGGACCCTTTTGTATTATTTTTTTATTTTACTATGCTGTTGTAACCTCGCAACCTCCAGCACCGCAAGCTACCTCTCCAGATAAATTGGTGGAATCGCTTACTTCTATAACTTTTGTTAGGTCAATATCTCGTAAAGCTTCCATCATTTTTTCGTACTTTTCTTTATTACAATCTTCAAAAGGAGCTTGGATATAACTTCCTCCATCATAGTTTAATACTGAAATACCATTAAATGATTCACGATTTTCCCACATCCATTTTCCTACCATTGGCCATTCATTTATTTTATAAACCAAATTTCCTTTCTCGTCTCTTCTATCTTCTTTAATTGGGTTATTGTTTGAATCTAAAACAACTTTACCATTTTCGTCTAGTTTAGATAATTTTTCGGTTTCTTTCTTAATAGAAACAGTTACCGAAACGTTATGTGTATTTTGACCATCTCTATGTCCAGTCCTAACCCAATTTTTGTTAAACGTACTTACTCTTTCTAAAAGATTCATAGGTGATTCAAATCTGTAAATAGAACCTTCTGGTGCTCTTACGGGTAATGAGATTACTGCTTGTTCTTTTGGTTTGAAATATTCGTCTTCAATCAATTCTGGGTGGTAGATTGAAAGATATGTGTATATTGATTCATTTTTACCAACACGAATTCTACGAACATAATAATCATTATGCCAAGCATGTATTCCAGATGCTGTACCTAATACTAGTGAACTAGTTCCAGATGGTTTTACCGTTGTTGTTCTAGCCGCCTTATTTATACCGATTAATTTAGCAACTCTAGCGTTTTCTTTTAATACAGCCTTTGATGCTAATTCTAAATCATATTTAAGAACCTCTCCAGACCCAATACCAGTCATTCCAACACCGATTAGAGCATCTTTCTCTGTTGTACGCTTCCATACGTCACGAAGATAATGAAAGTCTGTATAGCCAGCTTGTAGTGTACCTATGAATGATGCCGCTTTAGCTCTAGCTTCTAAATCTTCTTGTGATTCGATATCCGATACATTAACCTCACAAAGGTTACAGAACTGATATGGTCTTAATCCGATTTCACAACAAGGATTTGTACCCCAATCTTTATCGTTTGAGAAATAAACACCTGGTTCTCCACTGTTACTATCTTCAATTTTTTTCCATAGTTGATAGAATTTTTCTTCAGTTATTTTATGTCTTAAGATAACAGCTGAATTGTTTGCTCTACCTCTTTGTGGGTTTAATTCCCACCAAGCACCTGATTTAGCTGATAACATTTCTTCATCATCAATTGAGAATAATGAAATAAGAGCAGCTCTACGAATACCACCAGTTAATACAGCATCAGCAATAAAACAAATTATATCATGGCATTCGATTGGTGATAATTTTTCACCGTCATTTTTAGTATCTAATATTTTTTTAATATTGTGAACACAATCTTTAAGTGGTTGTGGTCCAGGTGCTCTGCCACCACTAGTTACCAATAACGCACCTTTTTGACGAATATCTGAGTAATCAAAATCTGGTGTTGACATGCCTTCAAAATAAGACCTCATAAGGGTTTTAATTGCGTCTGCCCATCCTTCAATACTATCCCCAATAAGATATCTTCTAGTCCTAGTTGTATTAGGTTTTCTAATTTCTGGTAATTGGTCTACGTGATGTCTTTGTACTGAAAAACCAACACCTGTACCACCTAATAGAAGAAACATTGTTTCACTGAATGCTCTCCAATCGTCGATTGGTAAATAAGCGCAGTTATAAATTCTGTTTGGTGATATTTCAATTGATTTTCCACCGAATTGTAATGACCTCATTGATGGTAATACTTTTTTTGCATAAACAAACTCATATGCTTTTTCAATTTCATCCGTAATGTGCGGATATTTTTTCTTGTGCATTTCTTTGTTTCTTGTTACTAACTCTTCCCAAGTTTCTCTTCTTTGTAGCTCTGGCATATACTTGGCGTATTTCATATGTACGGTAATGTCAGATAAAATTTTTGTTGATAAATCCATTTTAATTTAAATTTGTTTTGTTGTTTTTAATTGTTGTTATTTTCTTCGTCTGAAACGTTGTCTGTATTGTTAAGAACTTTTTTTCTTTCTTGCATTCCATTTAATAAACCAGCAACATAGTCGTTAGTTTCTTTTTCTTTACCTTTATTAAATTCGCCTTGGGTTCTTGCTTTTTTATTAGGGTTCATATCGATTTGAATTCTAGAGTTATCAAAAATTATGTCCTCTAATATTATACCATCTTTAGCAAATCTAGATTTAAGGATAGCCATAGTAGCGGTTCCATTTTCTTTTTGGTCTAAGGTTTTAGCTATTGAAACAACGAAGTGACCTATTTGTCCTTTCTTAATTGAACCACCCATTTGGTCTGATTCAACAACTGTTGCTTTAATTGAGCTTCTATTACCTTGAACGGCGGTCCAACCTGCCATATCTAATTCAGATAATAATGTTTCAAATTGTCTCATAACATTCCCTTCACCAACATTAACATCATCAAATTTCCTAGATGGTTGTACGCAGTCAATGTAATCAACTAAAACGATATCTGGTCTAAAACCTTGTGCTATCAACTTTCTAATATAGGTCCTAATAATTGGTATTGTTGTTCCATCGCTAGGAAATTTTTTAAGTCTTAGTACTCCCTTTTCCGATTCTTTTTGTTTAACTAAATTCTTTAATTCATCTTTGTGTAAAGATAAACTATTAAGTTCGTAACCTGACCAACAAGCTAAATGCTTTCTTTGGATGACCTTTGCGGCATCTTCAAAAAATATTTGTAATACATTATAACCTAAATTCTTGGCCGTATTTGCTATCTTGGTAATCATTGTGGTTTTACCAACACCAAATGGTGCTAATATAATCGCAAGTTCACCTTTTGATAGCCCACCATCCATGATTTCATCTAACCCCTTTATACCAGTCGGTATTGGCTTTCTAAAGTCATCTAGTAGTACGGACTCTATATTGTCTAGAACATTTATACCGTTATCTTTAAGGTCACCATGCTCTAGCGCCTTCTTTAATAGTTCTTCACACTCATCGTATCTAGCATCATCGCCAACCTCAATAATATTACTAATTTGCTTGATTGATTTCTTTAATTCTTGTGTTTTGCAAAACTTCATCGCCTTTTCTTGAACACCAAGAGTATCGTTTAGGTTAACGTCTTTTATTCTTTTTAACTCAGCAAGTGCCCATTTTTTATCAATTTCATTAGTTATAACATCTAATAGTCTGTATTCTAGACTACCAATATCTAATATAATGTTGTGTTTTGAATAGGCCTCTTTTATTGTTGAAACAATAAGTTTTAGTGCATTACCCTCAAAATAGTTTGCGTCAATTATTTCAATTATTGATTCGGCAAATCTGTTGTCAACAAGAAGTTGTGCGATTAATCTAAGTTGAAAATCATCCCCTAGATACCCAAAACTTTCTCTACTTATTTTTGCCATTTAATATTAACTTTTTTTTTAAAAACTTGTGATTTTTATAAATATCCTAAAGTTGCACATCAGCATACTTTGTTGTATATTTTTTTTGACTTAACGTGTCCTTAATTTCAGATATAATATTGGGAATTAATTCTTTAATATCTACCTGATATCTTACTTGTGGTGGAAAATAATTTCCTGAGAATGAGCTTTGAGCAATAGCTAATTTATCAACTCTAATCTCAAAATCAAAGATATCTTCTTTTTCAAAAATGTTTTTATACGGCTCTTCTTTTGAAGGTGCATATGGGTTAAAAAATTTGTAAAGATACTCACGTGATTTCTTTTTTAAATGGCTAGGAATAATACCCATACCGCCGAAATCGTCATTACTCATACCTACGATTTTATCCATTAATTCCTTTAACTCTAAGGAATTAGTTACTTTTTCATTGTAATCCTTGATACTAAAGTATCTTTGGCAAATAATGTGTTTGTTGATGTACAACAAAAACTCAAATCTCTGTTCTTCAATTTTTTTGTTCATAATGTTTTTTTTAATTTGATTGTTTAATTTCTCGTTCAATTAGTTGTTTAAAGGGTATTAAGTATTCACCATATCTGTACGAACCAATAGTTTTTTCTAATCCGTCAACTTTCATTTGTTTTAAAACGTTTTTAAGGTTTCTTTCATCCATATTGAACACCCCATCGATTAAATCGTTTAATTGTTCAATAGCGTCATCAGTAATTAAAGGGTTCTTTAAGTCGACTAGTGCAGTGTTTATCTCGTAAAGCTTTTCACCTTGTACACCATCAGTAACACCATTTATAATGTTATCTAATGATTTTAATGGTTTTTGTTTTGATTTTAATCTTTCTTCTTGTAATACTTTAGCTTTTTCTAGTAAAGATTCTAACGTGACTTTTTTGGTTTTAATATCAGGAATTAAGGATATCAGTGTTGCTTCTTTTACACCTTTTATACCCTTTATGGTATCGCTATTATCTCCAGTTATGATTTTAATTAACGCAGCGTTTTCGTAGTAATGACTAAACTGGTTTGAATAATTATTGGTATCGATATAAGTTTTTAAATCGCAAAAATAGATTCTAACTCTTTCAGATATTAATTGGCACATATCCCTATCCGTTGTGCAGATGGTAATAAATTCATTTTCTTGTCTATTAAGGCAATAGTAACCAATGAAATCATCGCTCTCAACAAATTCGTGTTGTATTTGTCTAATACATAATTCCTCCAGATAATTCCATATCATCTTTTTTTGTTTCATTTCAGACTCATCAGGTTCAGTACCATCAATATAATTTTTACCACGACCACTTTTATATGGTTCGTATATATTATATCTTAGTTTACCACTAAACTTGCCATCCCAAAAAACATAAACTCTATGATATAGATTTTCACCTAATAGTTTACGTAATATAGTTAAAAATTGGTATAACCCACCGATGTGTTCTCCACGATGGTTATATTCACTCTTGGCTCCATGAAATCCAAATTTAAATAAGGCATTCCCGTCAACCAAGAGTGTATTTATAACTTTAATCCGTTCACCATTTTTTGGTGGTCTTTTGTTCAAAACTTAATTGTTAATAAGTGAAAAAAAATGTTTTAATCGTCTGTTTCAACACTACCATTAACTAATTCTGTTTCGATAACAAAATCATCGTACTGTGTGTTTAACTTTTCTTTAATGAATTCTTTGTGAATCTCTTTGTAAGAATCAATTTTGTCAGGGTTCCAATATCCATGTGGTGTTGATGCTATGCTACCCTTTTGTTCAATACCATTAACTTGGTTTTTCTCGCAACGAATTTTAGTTACGATACCAAATTGATAATCTTCACCCTTGTATGTTGCTTTTAATTTCTCAGTACTGTGTGTTAAGATACCACCAAAATGGAATATCATTCTTGGAGCGTAAAAGAAAGCTTCACCACCCTTATGTTTGATAACTTTATTCTCATTGTCCAACCAAATTTGTTGAACAACCGCAAATGTTGCTGTGTATGGTATGTCTTCTCTTCTTGATGCTGGGATACGGTAATTAATCAATGATTTAAAACATGTTGCTAATGCGCCTGCAGTCCATTGATTGTTAGTTGTTTTTGATGTAGCACCCTTAAAGCAATTAATAGAACCAACAGAATCCCAAAAAAATGCAACATCTCTAGGTAATGAACCTTCTTGTTGTTTATCTAATATAAAGTGCATATATGTTGATATATCTTCAACAACTGGTTCATATCTTAATGCTTTAGTACCCATCTTACTGTGCTGATGGTCATAGTTTTGATACTTTTTTAATAGGTCTGGACCTTGCATAAAGATGAAATCACCTTTATAGTTAATAATCTCACCAGTATCAGGGTCAACAACTTCTTCGTATTGCATACCAATATTTCTAGCGTGTTCCCAATTCCAGTTATTTTCAGTTTCAAAGATAATCGGTAATACACCAATCTTTTGACAACCTGCAACCGCCTCATATATAGAAGTTGATTTGCCTGTATTTGAATATCCTCTAAAAGATACAAAATACCCCATCGGAATCCCAGGCACTTTAACAGCCTCATGAAAAGCTTCAGACAATGGAATCCATTGTATTTCTTTTTCTTTAATCGTAAAATCTAGCCCTTCACTTTCTTTAAAGTTATCTAGGTCGAACGATTTTTTCTCAATAATTTTTTTCGGCTTTGTGCCCATGTGTATATAGTTAAAAAATAATATTATTATTTATATAATAGAGAATGGGCGGCGATATACCACCCATTTCTATCATAAATTATTTAGAACGGCAAATCATCGTTCTCATCTTCTTCATCTTCAGGTTCAGTAACCTTTACAACTGGTGTTGTTGTTTTAGCAGCAGCAGTAACTGTTGGTTTAACGTTAGGTGTACCCAATGATAATTCTTCATCCAAATCATCACTTTCTTTGTCTGTTAAAGAAGCTTTATCAACGAATTTTTTTGCTTCTTTATCCCAAGTTGGTGTACCACCCTTAACGATGATTTCAAGATAATCGTATGGTTTTACACTATACACGTCTTCCCAAGTTCTACTATCTGATAACCATTCAGCTGAAACTTCAGCATCTTCAGAAAGTGGTGATGGGTCCATGTGTGAAATACTCTGAACAACTGGACGGTTGTTTTGGTCTCTAGCAATCATAATCATTAAATCTCTACCAGTCTTTGGGTCGGTGATGTTTTGTTTGATTGCAGTCAAAACACCATAAATTTTGTCATAAATACCTTGTTTACGATAGTCATGATTAAAACGCCAGAATTTAACTCCATCAGCTTCATTATCTCTATCGATAATTTTTACAACGTACATTTTTTTAGCGTTGTATTTTTTTGCTAATTCTTTATCAGAATCTTTACCTGTGGCACGCAAAGCTTCATGTGCCTCACAAAGAGGGCAGTCTTCACCTTTCTCATGCTTTAAGCATACGAATGTTTTCCACTCGCCGTCAACTTGCATTTTGTGACCGTGAATTTCTCTAAATGGTGTGGTACCGTCAGAAGTAGGTAGAACTCTAATTCTTTTAGTCGCCGTTTTTTGTTTTTCAGAAAGATATGTTGTGAAGTAGTTCTTCAAATCATACTCTTTAGCTGAACTGTTTTTAGCATAAGAACTAGAATTGCCCTCATACTGTTTTAGCATAGCTGCTAATGCATCTTGATTACTCATAATTGTTGTTTTTTAAAATATATGTAGATGTTATTTACTTGTTTTTAATTATACAAATATACGAAAAATTTGGGAAAAGTCAAGTTGGGAGTCAACTTTTTAATGTGAAAAATTAAAATATTATCAGAGCAAATATACTGACATTTTTGATATAATGCAAATAAAAAAGGGATGTTTTTTTAACACCCCTATTTGTTTTGTAATTATTAATTATTATGCATATACGTCTTCTTCTTCGTAATCTTCTGGAACATCGAATGTTTTTTTAATTGATGCGTCTACAATCCCAGTATCTACATCGTCTTTTCTTAAAATATATTCTTCAGGTTTTTTTTCGCTCGTTGCGTCATAACCTGGGACATCTTTCCAATAATCCGTTAGTTTAATATTATATGGAAATGAATCCATAGACCTCATCTCTAACTTCTCTACTGGCGTAGGGTTTCTTTTAACGATTTCTTTTTCTAATGTGTCAATTTTACTAGTTATTGAATCCATCGCCGCAACTCTTTGTTCCAAATCATTAAACTTATTTAAAAGTTCAGTTGTTTTTAAAAAACTTAAATCAGCCGATTTTTTTGCCTCTTCACTGCCTTTAACTAATTGTGTTACATCTACTTCAACATCTTCTTCTCCTGTACCCATGTCTTCGGTTCCAGCATCTTCGGTTCCAGCATCTTCGGTTCCAGCATCTTCGGTTCCAGCATCTTCGGTTCCAGCGTCTTCAGTTCCAGCGTCTTCAGTTCCAAACATATTTGAATCGTCAGTTTCACCAGCGTCGGCACCTGTATCAGTAGTTTCTGCAGATTTTTCAGCTGTTTTTGAATCGTCGGCAGGTTGTTCTGTTGCGGCTTCTTCATCAGCTTCATCTACAGCACCTAAAATTAAATCGTCGTCTGTTCCTTTAGGTGCTTCAGTATAAAACGAATATTCCGATAAAAGCCTAAATTTTTTAAGCTCTTCGTTTAGTAATTTTTGATTAATTTTCTTACCCATATTACGTTAATAATTGTCTTCCGTCCTCTGTTATTATTTTTTTGTTGATTCTTTCTAGAATGCTTTTGTCGTTTTTAATAACACAAACACCTGAGCTACAATCCATTTCTTGATTTGACTCGTCTAGGTTTGGTTTTTCACTTAAAAAGCTATCCATAGCTTTTTTAAGGTCTTTTTCATTTGTTTTATTATACATAAACTTTGTTTTATTAATACATTATTCTACTAATAAATATCTTAATTTAATTAAAAAACTCGTTTTAAATCCAAAACAATTAATTCTTTATTATCTATCAATATCATTTTGTCTTGGTATTCAGACCAATCTACCTGATACGACTTATAATCAATATTTCCAATTGAATCACCAATTTTAGATTCTATTAACTTATTTAAGGCGTTTATAGTATAAAATGCTGTACCTTTTTTGTGGATTATTACAGCGTTAGGGAAGAGGTTTTTAAGGTCTATTTTTTTACCTTCTGGTAGTGTTAATTTAAAAGTTAGTATGATTTTTGATTCGTCTTTTAGATTACTATAACAATAAACTTTATCTTTAGTTACGTTGAATTTTGTCTCTAAATAACTTAAGAACCAATCTAATCGTTCTGGGAATATAAAGCAAGCTAATAATATTGATTTATTCATTTTCTATAGAGTATAAGTACGGAATATACTTGACCTGATTATCAAGATTTTCAATTCTAGTTTTATACTCAATAAATATCATATTTTTTTCTAAAAACACTTTACTTTTATTCTTTATTTTCAATAAAAATTTTTCAACATTCAAACCAATAAATTCAATCAGTTCTAAGTCAAAACCAAAAATAAATGTTTCGAAATATACATATAACATACTGTCATGCTTATACGATATAATTTCATTTGTTTTGTTAATCTTTTTTATTAATTTTACGATTGTTTTTCTATCAAATAATATTGGGTCAACGAACGTGTATTTGATATTGTTAGTAAGTTGTTTGTAGACTCTTTCGACAAAATTGTATATGTCTTCTTCGTGTAGTTCTCGTCGTTCTGTTTTTTTAAATGTCCAATATAAATTATCGGATATTTTTCTATTAATTATATCGTAGTCTGGATAATGTTTCTTGATGTAATCCCAGCCTACTATTAACGTGGGTAATCCCTGAACCGTTAGGTCCAAGGATTTAACCACATTAAAATCACAAGAAACATTTACATTATTAGCAGAAACAATATTTGCTATTAGCATGTTACAAATATACGAAAAAATATAACAATGTCAAATTTTATCCGCCAGCCTCTCTAATTATATCAGCCGCCATCGTTGGTAAGTTAGGTAACTTGGTAGCACTACAAGAGTGTGCGTCAGCATCACTAGCCGCGTAGCCAGACCCTTTTATTATTGTTGCACCCGCATTTTTAAATACGTTATAATATGTTGTTACATTTGCTTCGGTTATATTAACATTTCCACCCCAACCATAACTTCCAGTTATAAAAATATATTTAGCATTTGGAAACACTCTTCTTAATTCAGTAATTAATCCTGTTTGGTTGTCACCGCTACTAAACCCTCCATTAGTACCAATGCTAACAATCACATTTTTAACTGTTGTTGTTACTGGGTATTTTTGTAATGCGCCTATTAACCATGTTACATTTTTACCACCTTGATGTAATGATGCTTCACCTTCTGCTGATGATATCATTCTTGCTTTACCGTTTTTCTTTTTTACTTGTGCTTCTATACATGATGATAATGAGTCACCAATAATAATTGTATCTAAACTAGTTGTTGGTGGTGTAATTGTAATTGTGCTACCCCAATATAACGCATCATTAGGGTCATTAAATCTAAGATAAAAATCATTTGCGTATTGACTTCTTTTGTATTGTTTAATTGTTGTTCGTTTGCCTCTGTAAATTTTACATATTCCATTATAATAAGCATACTCAGGTTGTATTTTTTTACCGTCACAATCTGTATCTACAACACATCCAGCGCATATTTCAACATATCGTGCAAAAAGAAATGCTGCATTATCGGCTGTTGTTGATTTTTTTGACTCAATTAAAAATTTAGGCATTCCATTTGTTGCTTGTTTTGGTTTTCCGCCTGCTGGTACTTTAAATAAAGAATTAGTTTGCGAATCAGCATCTCTACCAATAGCGGCAAATAATTCTTCTTTAGTATTAAAACCATTTGCCTTTAGATTCCATTGTATTAAACCCCAGCTTTCTGATACGACATCTTGACCACCATTTTCAGTAACGAACCCTGATTCGGCCTCCATATTACCCATAATACCAGCGACTTGCTCTCTTGTCAATCCTCTATTTTTTAAATTATTAAATACTGCTCTTTGATTTGCGTCAAATTGAGCTTGTGTTTGTAGTTTAGAAAAATTCTTTTTAGTATTAAGTCTATCACCAGTACTACCACCACCACCAGTTGTTGTTATTGCATTACCAGCAGATGCAGGTCCAATTTCGTTTCCTGCTAACAATGCAGAATATAATGTTGCAACATCAATTATTGGTGTTTTTGCTATTCTAATTCTTGTGCCAGTAAATGTTGTTGTCATATTATTTGGAACAATAGAATGACTAACCTTCGTAATTAAATAAGCACCATGAAACATGGGTATGTTATCTAATTGAAAATACATCATGGGTTGAATCATTGCATCACCCATCATTTCAACTTCAGCTTTATAACTTCTTACTGAATAAACATTATATAAATTTTGACCAACATACGATTGATTTGTTTTACTTAGTGAATTTGATATTGCATCAGTTATTGCTAATGATTCTGCCGTCTCGTTAAATTCTGATTGGTCAAGTCTTATATCTTTAAAAATATTTTGATTTTGTTGTCCGTATCTAACAACAAACGCTGAAGCAAAATCCTCCCAACTAGCTTTTTGGTCTGAAAAATCTTTAGGCCATGTTTTATCATTTGTTATATCAAAACCATCGTTTGGATAATCTGAGTTTGGTCCAAAATCTAATTTAGTTGACGTTTGACCAACATACACACAAACAAATGATGGACCTGTAGTTGTTTGTTTATCAGCCATATAATATGGATATGGTTCAAAAACAGCACCTAATTCTTTAGGGTCATTAAAATTAATAAAATTTGGTAGTGCAATAAATTCAAAATTATTTTCAGTTAAAATTCTACCAAATAAATCATAAACGCTAGTATCAGAACTTTCGTATAATTGATGTGTTACAGTTACTGGGTTTATTTGAAATTTAGTTCCAATGTCTTCAAAAGACCTAGTAACAAATCTAAAACTATCAATAAGGTTTAGTGACTTTAGGTCGCCAGTACCACCTTGTAATTTATTTATTTCTGTGTCCCCTGTTAATCTATATGGTAAATTTGTTCCACGTGAACAACATTGAAATAGTATATCGCTAAATGGTCTTGGACCACCAGCAACACCAGCAATCCATTTATCATATATTTTTTTAAGGGTTCTATATATTTCTAATTTAATCTGTTCATTTTCTGCTGTATTAACAATTGTTTTTTGGTCTTCAGCAACTTTTGTTTTTAATTCTTGATTAATTGTATCAATGTATTTTGAAAATCTACTTTTAGAAAAATATATTATTGGGTTCTTGTCGTTTGTTCCATTCGACCACATATAAGTTGAATCATTTTCAATGTATTTTTTACTAAAAAATAATTCTTTTAATTTATTTTCAACTTTACCATTTTGTTTATATTCAATAAAGAAATTATAATTATTTATATTATTAGTTACGGGTATTGTAACACCATTAACGGTTTTTTGTTTATAATTATAATAGTTGTAAGTTAATATTGCATAATCTTCTTCTAATTTATCTGGGTTAACACCATTTGTTAAATGAGCATTAATGTTTGCTGGTGTATTAAGCGAAACATATGTCCCAATATTGTTTAATTCGTGTTTAACTAATGTAGCTTTACTAGTATCAATAATAGTGCTATTGTTAATTGATAGCCAAGCAGATTTCCAATTTGCGTCATTGCTACCTTTAGATGTATCTTTAGGTTTTAATTCAAGTGTGTTTGATATATCAGATTCAAATTCTTGAACAAAACTAGCAAATTCATTAATAAACATTTTTTTAACTGGTGGTGGTAATGCTATTAACTCATTATCTATTTCAGGATATTCAGTTGTTATTGTTTTATCTGAAAAACACATCGGATAATTACTTTGAACAAGACTAGCTGGACTTGATAGCCAATATCCTAAAAGGCCTTGAGTTATTGGTTTTTCACCTGCAGCTGCTAAAATTCTTTCATATTTTGGTATAACTTTTAAAAATTGATTATATTTTGGGTAATCGCTATTTATTGTTGGTATTAAGTTATCAGCACTTGAAGCACCAATAAATTTTATTGGGTCTGTTCCTGCTTTACCTTGTTCGTATCTCCAAAGTAATCCACCTATAAATGCTGGCCATAATTTTGGGGCTTGAACATATCCAGCTCTAAATTTAAATGTGTTTATTAATTCTTTTTGTTTAAAAATACCCACATAGCTTGTCATTGTACCAATAGATGTTTCATATGCCGATTGACCCATTAAACCTCTCCATGGCAAAGAATGTAAAAATAAAAATGTTTTTGCAGAATAAGAATCTTGTGCGTTATAAAATCTACTACCAAATATTGGTGCATCAAAAATCACATCGCTATAAATACCAAAATTTAAAAATGGAAACGCTACTTGGTCTTGTGTTGTTTCGTTATTAAATAATGTTATGTTTTTTCCAACAGATTCGTGATTATTATTTGGTGCATTTAATTTTTGAAAAAACCAATTTGTTAAATCAGTTGGAGAACCAAAAAAATTTGTATCATCAATAAATGTATATGCCCCAAAATTACCTCCAGAAAATTTCATATCAACTGTTAAATCGCCAATTTTTTGAATTCTTGGTGATGATAGACCTGGTAAATTTGTTTCGTAATCATTGTCAATCAATGGATTATTATAAAATAAACTAAAAAAACTTAAATTACCATTTGTACCATATTCAGATTTTGAAGAATAGTCAACTAATGTAAAATCTTGAACACCATATTTACCATTACTAAGAAAAAACCCAGTATCTAATGAATCTTTGGTTGACGTAATTTCTTTACTTAATCCATCATATTTAAAAACACTAGGACTAATTGTTAATGGTGACTTTACATCTTTTCCATTTTCGTAATCGTCAGAGGTAATAAAATCAATATACTTTGCAATATCCGCATTTTCAGCTGTAGGAGTATATACTGTTGCGGATGTTCTATTTGATAGTTTTAAGTTAGAATACTTACCATAATAAGGACCCGTTATATTAGTAAAACCTTTATCAACAGGTAAATCATATCTTTTAAAAGATGTGAAATCTGTTTCAATATATTTGTATTGCCAGTAATCAGTTCCAGATGCTATTAATACATTTATATCTTTACCATCAACGGTACCCTTAACTTGTGCGTATTTATCAACTGTATCGTAATTTTGTGCTAATGCTGGGACAATTGTTTTATTATCTTTAAATTTTTCAATAATTAATTGTGCTTCAGCTTTTGCAAAAGATTCTAATTCAGTATTATCTAAATAATTATTTTCATAACCGAGTAAACCAGTTGCCCTTAAAACAATAAGTCTAGCAACATCATTATGCGTTGCACTATCTGGTAATCTATTATATGGTAAAATTTCTATTGACCTATTTGAATCAATAGGTGCAAATGCTTGCCAAGAAGGTGCTCCGTTTCCATTGGCTTGAACTTGTTTATCTTCTTCTATATTTTTAACCATTGCCGCATACAAATCCTCGACAAATTTAACTTCTGGGACATTAAGTGGATTTGTTAAAACGCCAGCAGCACCAAGATATTTTTCTTGGTCGTTTTCAATATATTCTGGCCATGGATATATTGTTGCGTCAGCAGAATTTTTAATATCTAAACGTTCTTTAGTATTTTGTCTAAATTTTTTAAGTTCGTTTATTCTTTCGGTGTCTAAGTATTTAGATGAAACATTAAAAATTAATTCAAGAAATATTTCAATGTGTGTTGTAAACATTTTAAATATATTTCTTATGTTTGGTTGAAACGTTAATTCACTAGTAATTTTGTTAGCCAAATCTTCTGCTAGTATTTTTGTTAATTCCTTTTTTTGTTCTACTAATTCATCTTTTGATAGTTTTAAAAATAAACGTATATTTGTAACGTCATATGTTTTAATATATGCATCACTTGCGGATAATGTTTTTGGTACCGCTGCTTGTAATCTATTTATAACGTCAGTTACATTGCTATCCGATGTGACATCTATAATTCCACCATAAGCTTTTTTTACTGCAGATATTAATTCGGTGTTGGTTGCCCCGCCGTTTGGACCAATTAATTGGTTTATTTTCATTATAACCCTAGGTACAACAGTTGTTTTTTGTTGTATTTTTACAGTTTCTAAATCACCTGCCTTGGTATTAAATTCATCAACTTTTTTGTTATATTCAACGACAAAATCTTGACAAAATTTAAATGTCTTATTATCGTTAAAATTACTTGTGTCTGAAGGGTTAGTGTCGGCAACAAAAACAATATTATTAGTATATGGTTCTGGAACGTCACCAGCTGTTGCATTAGCTACAGATGAATCTTTAATATTTAAAATAAATCCATTTATTAAATCTTCAATAACTGTTAAATCCGTTTCTAACTGATTTGCCAACGCATAGTTATTTCTATCTTGATTTGATGAATCTTCTAATTGTTTTTTTATTAACGCATCAATATTATTCATTTTTGTCATGAATTCGTTAATAGATATTGTATTTTTACTAGCCAATAAATCAACGCCTTCTTTCATTCTAGCGGCGGCTCTAACATAACCAACAATCATATCTGCTAGCATAGCATAAGTATAACCAACAAAATTTGCACTAATTTCAAAATTGCCTGTTTGTGAATTAAATCTAGTATTACATTTAACCATATGTAAACAATAAACAACAGGTTTACCATAAAACCCTTTAACTTTCAACTCAAATAATGGATATGGTAATCTAAATAAAACATTATATATTGATTTTGCACCAGATTGAAAAATTGCACCGCCTCTCACATCAATAAAATCAATGTTGACCATTGGTGCAAATGATGAATTAAAATCTATTTTTATGTTTGTTATACCAAGAGCTTCTTCAATAATATTTTCGGTTCCTAAGTCTGTATAACTGGTTGTTAAAAAATTACCATAACCTGTTGTTGCGTCATTTTTTCCTTTAATAAATGTTACAAAATTACCGCCTTCGCTAGTTTCAGTTTTTGTAACGGTACCATTTTGAGTACTGTTTATTAATACACTTCTTCCTTTAGATGTGGTCGTTAACTCAACGATAATTGATAATTCTTCTGGTGGTACAGACATATTATAATTTGTATCACCAAACATATCGCCAGTATATTGGTAGTCAAAATTATTTGGGTCCACTATGCTGAACCTGCCATTTGTTTTTATTCTAGAATTATCCCCCATACAGTAATTTATAATTGTTTACTAATTGTACATACCTGCTAATCGCATCCTCAAAGGGAAATGGAACAACAATTGTTGCTTGGTCAGGAATTAAAAATTCCAAACCACCAAATTGTGGATTTGCAGACATTATCAACCAACCAAAGTATGGTGAATTATAATATGTATTACTCAATTTGTCAAGCCTTGTCTCACCTAGTTTATATAATACTGTTTTATCACTAGCGGTTGGTGTTAACGTAAGGCCAGGCATTGGCTTTATCGAGTCGCTATTTCTAAATTCTTCGTATCTATCAAAATATCTTGCCATATAATTTTATTTTGCTGGTTTGTCCGATTTTGTAAATTGGACAAAATATTGTTTAAACTGCAATGCAGTGTTTTGGTATGTTAGTATTAAATCCCAATCAACAGCATTTGTTGTTGTACTATCTTTAAAACATTGTTCCATTGACTTACCGTAACATGGTGATGATGCTTTAACAATACATGTATCTGTTGTACCATTATATTGTCCGTCAGCCCTAGTAATATAATCAAGAACGCGATTATCACTACAAGTAGATATACCACAAGAACCTTTTGTTCCAAATCCCATCCAAGCTTTTCCATCACTACTTCTATTGACAACAGCAGTATATTCTGTTTTATATGTTGAACCGTTTTTACTTATTGTAACGGTTAAGCTTGTAATTTTTGGATTAATACCTGCATTATATAATGTGTTTTGTATATCATTAACAGCATCTATAAGCGACTTATTACTATTAACACCCTTTTGACTTGAGAAGTCATGTGCTGGGTCGCAAGAGCTTGATGTATAATAATCAGTATGTGTCACTGGTAATGTTGGTCCAGATGGTGGTGGTGCGGCTGGTGTGTTGTCTAGATAAAAACTAATACCTGGTTTGGCACCAGTTTCCCAATTTATTGTAAATCGACTACTAGGGTCTTTTTGTGCTTCTAATATAGTATTTTTATTATCTTCATCAATATCATTAAAATCTAAAATACCTACCCAAGTTGTGCCATTTTCCCAAGCTTTACCGCTAGGTTGGTCTGCGGCTACCTCTGTATTTGCTAGAATAACTTGATTACTTGAGTCAGGACCAGAATCAAAAATAACTGAGGTGTTATCATTTCTGCTAACATTAAATGTTCCTTCAGCACCTAAACCAAGTGTAATGCTACTACCATTTATTTTAGCTTGTATTACAACCTCACCTTTATATGTTTTTGATGATTGTAATGCAAATGTCGGTAATGCACCTGTCCTATTCCACTCAAAGTCAACAGTTATAGTATCCAATGATTTATCATACGGATAAACTTTTTTAATACCAATAGCCTTTATAACATCAGCATCTTTATCGGTATTAGCTACTGGTGTTGGTGCTGGTGTTGGTGAGAGTGTTGCATCAGGTGTAATATGTTGCCTATCATCAACATTTACTACAATTGTCTCAATTAAATTATTTTCATAATATAATTCAAATAAATATTCACCTTGTGTTGGGAAATTTACTACTGCAGGAGACGTGGTAATTGTGCTGTCTGGGTCACCTAATAGTGTTTTTGAGTTAAGCGAATCTATAGCGCTATTAATACCGCCAACAACATTTGTTAATGTTTTATCTAAATTAGGTGTTTCGTTTGTTTGGCCGCTATTATATTTAATTTTTATATTAATACCTTTATCAATAATGGCTTTAAGTTCATCTTCTGTAATTAATAGATTTGCTGTACCATTTTCTTTTTTGTATATTCCTATTGAATTTAAAGACATGAAAACTGTTCGTTTAGTCGTATTTGGTATTTTATCCACAGCAAAATCACCAAATCCATTAATTGTTGGACCTGTTGGTGCACTTGCATTTGTAAGTACAGTATTTGTTAACGTTACTTTATTTAAACTAACTTGTGAGTTTTTATCAGCATCAAACAATATAGTTTCTAAAAAATATTGTTTACCGTCTTTAAAACCAGTACAAGCTTGTGTTGTTTCTGGAAAATTAATTGAAAAATAAGTATCTCTACTAACTTTTGCGTTATAAATAAAATCATCCCCAGCCATTTGGCCATTACCAGATGTTGCAGCTTTATTTATTATCATAAATTGTTCAGTACCATCATTACTTTTTATTATTGATTTAACTTTATAATTACCACCAACAATAATTTTAGAAGGGTCATTATTAAATATATTAAAAGCAACCACACCGTCTTTTGTTTGTGCGTTTGTTGCTGATACGTTTTGAACAACTAATTTTGATATTGCAAATTCGTTTGCTTGTGTTGAATTAGTAAGTGCACCAACATAAATATTAAATGTACACGGTGTTGATTTTCCAAGAAAATCAAATGATATATCATATTGTTCTTCGTTGCCTGGTATTAATTCTGGCGTTTTTGGCGTTGTGTCTGAAAAATACAAATTATTAACAACCGAAGGTACATCCATATATGTTTTTGAAATGTCTAATGTTTTATTCCACTTATATTCTGATTTATCTCTAGTGTTAATTAATTTTACTGTTAATTTATAATCTTGTTGTAAATCAACGGTTGTGTCTTTTGCTGTAACAAAAAAGTTTATATAATTACCTTTTGAATCTTTAGCAACCACAAGTGAAGGGTCTGACGAATCAGAACTTGTGGCACCAACTGCAACAATCTTAGTATCAGTATCGCAAATTGATAATGCCGTACCACCATTATCATTAGTAGTATCAAGTTTTATTTCACATCCAGAGGTTGCATTTTTAAATATAAGTGTAACTATATAATTACCACTTCTGAGTAATGTTTCTGGTATATTAGGTGAAAAATTATTTGATGGTATACTAGTTGATGCTAGGGTTCCGTTATATGGGCCTTTAGGTATTGTAATAGATGTGGCATCATCTAAGTATCTACTAGTTGTTTGATTGTCATATACCTCAACACTTAAAACGTAATCTTGTGTTAGTTCTTGATTATTAATTGTATTGATATTAAAGTAACATGTCCAAATACCAGATTTCTCATAAAATTTAATTGGTTTTCTATCAGCATCTGTACCACCACCAGTTTCAATCCAATTTAACGCATTTGTATCAGTTTGACATGGTGTTACCGTTACATTATTGGTTTCAGCTTGTTTTGTTTCTTGTGCGGTTTCTTTATTATTGGTAGCTGGTTGGTTAACATTTGGTTGTTGGTTTCCGATTGGAATTTTATTTTCAAGTGCACCCATGGAATCATTAACAGAATCTAAACCAGGCACTAAACCATAATTTGTTTCTTGTGTACCTTCTGGCATTAGTGTTGTTTCAGATTTAAATGTTGTTCTTGTTTTTTCACCCTTGTAATTAGGAATAATACTTTGAATATCTTCAACAGAAGCAATATAGTCTGCTCTAGGGTCATAAACTTGTGAGTTTGCAAAGTAATTAAATGAAAGAGCATTTTGTAATTTATTGATAGGTCCGTACATGCTAGAGCCACCAATATATTTAAATGATATTGTTACATTTGCAATCATTGGTTGAACACCAATTCCTTCTGGGTTTAAATCCCAAACTAATGGTTCATAATCAATACTTAAATTATCCATCATTATTTTTGTATTATAAAAATCTCCGATTCTTAATATACAAACAGGTGCTGGACCAAACGCTAGATTATTTGGGTTTTGATTTGTGTTTGTTGTTGGACCTTGTCTAGTACATTGTAATAAAAATGTTAATCTAGAATTTAATCCTTCTGGTGTTGTTGAATGGAATGCTGGGTGAAAATATCTTATCTTTTGTCTTAACTTATCAAATACAAATGAATCTTCTCTAGTTAATTTTTCAAAGAAGTCTTGTTCAGTATAATATCTTTTTGCCACTTGTGAATTTAATGAAATTGGAACTGGTTCATCGACGTATGTGATTGTTTTTTCTGTTTTAGTTTTTGACTTATCAACAATAAATTTAACTTCAGCGAATCTAGCTGCTTTTGGACCCGAATCATCTTGTGGTGTATTTGCATTATAATTTCCTGGTTTTTCTGCTGCTGGATTTTTTATATACGCAATTGATATATTACCAGGTAAAGGTTTAAGTATTTCTGTTAAATAATCGGCAACAGCTTTACCTCTTTCGTTTGCAAGTATTACATTTTGTTCTTTACAACCTTGAGTGCTGGCCCAGCCTTTTACATTTATTTCTACTTGTACATCTTTAAATGGTGGACTGCTCAGATAATCTGATATAGCTTTTGCAAAATCTGGGTCAATCCAACCTTTTAACTTTTTATCACCAAATGTTATTTCTTTTGTATTTAAAGCGTAGCTAGTTTTATCATCCCAATTACGTGTATTTTTTAATTTAATACATTTACCATCTGGTTGCCTTTTCCAATCTAATTCAATACTAGAATAAGTGCCTATGCCTGAGCTACCATATGGTGCCGCTTCATATAACGGGTCAACATCAACTCTATCATTTTTAAAATAAACTTTAAATGGCGGAATGTCTGGTGGTGGAGGCAATGTTTTTTCTGTAACAACTTCTCTTTGTTTCGTTGTTATTTGTGTCTTTTCTTCTTGTGTTAATAAACTTGAATAATAATCATCATCTATACAACCAGCAAACCATGAGCGTATATATTCATCTGTTGGCCCATTATTACCTTTAAATCCATTCATTGTACTAGGATGGTCAACAACTATCTTAAATGAAAGCTGTCCAGTTCTTTCAGTGTTATTATACGTATATAATGGCTCGCCTCTACCAATAAACACATTACTTTCTAGGTTAACAGAACTAGATTCACTAAATGTTAAGTCGTATGGCGGAAACCACATTATCCTACCAAACTTACCTGTAAGAAGGTCGCCTGGCCCTTGTTCTATTGGTAATAAATTTACAGCTGGTGAACCAACCCACGCTAAGTTCTCAATTGAGAACATATATTTTTTAGGTATTGTAGATTGTCTAGTTAAGTTATCAGTCTTATATGGTGTAATTTTTACAAATCCATTATCATCTAAAACAGACATTCTTTCTGAATTATGTAATCTCCAACCCCTTGTACCACCTGTTAATATCTGACCACCACTTAATTCTTTTTGGTTTAAACCACGGCTTCTAATTAGTTTATTAACCTTATCATATCTATTTTGTGGTATCCATACACGACAAAAAGTACTAGCAGCAGAATCATCGGCGGTACTATTTCCAAGTGTACCGTCTGGATTAAACCTTCCAGCCGCTAAAACACCAGAACCTTTTGATATAAACCCATTTGGTGATACAGCCGTTTGTGTCTGTTCTTTATTATAACCAGCTTCAGCGCTACCGTATGCTGAAACCATTGTCATCATACCTCTGCTATTAAATAATTTTTGTGTTTTACTTAATAGTGATTTCTTTTCGCCAGTAATTTGTGGATTATCGCTATCTGGAAATGCAGCATCAATTAATTCTACTTGTCCACCTTGAAGTACATTTGTTGTAGCGCCTTTACTTGATGTCCAAGCAAAATTTTGAGCAAATGGTGCTGGGTTTGATGAGTTAGGAGTTCCAACGAATCCAGCATCTGTAACTAGCTTTTCACGATTCCAATTCATTTCATTAATTGGTTCCTCTTCAGTTACAGGTTTTAAAAAATTCTTAACTATTCCACTTTTTGCACCTGAATTATCACCACTTGGTGAATCATTAAAAGCATATAAATTTGGTTTACCACCAGCTACTAAAAAGTCGCTAGAACCTCCAACTTTATACATAGGTGAGTAACCACTTCTAAAAGGTGTTTCATCTGGGTTATCTGTTTTACCGTCACTTGATGTACCTAACAAATTTGCTTTGAATTGAACCTCTAATGCTTTTCTTTGACCTTTACCAGTATTTGCAAGCATTGAGTTAGCTCTATCTATATTTGATATCGCACCACTCTCAGTAAAAAATAAAGAACCACTATCATCTAACCTACTTTTTGGTAGTGTAAATCCTAATATACGCTCAGCTGTACCAACCACTTTACCTAATAAATCATCTGATACAGTAATTTTATAATTTGGTCTTGGAAATTCAAAATCACCTGCGCCAAGTATTGCATTTAAATTTTGTTGAAGGTTTAATTTACCTAATATTGCTTGTTCTGTGTTAAATGCTGCATTATTTGCTAATGCTAATGCTAATTGTTCAGCACCTATTATACCTAATTTTGTATCATTAAGAATACCAGCAACACCTAATACTCTACCAGCTAATGATGACCTTAAGTCAAAATTTGGAACTATACTAAGTCCACCAGCACCGCCAGCAATACCAACACCCTGGCCATTTAATAAACTACCTAAAATATCAGCTGCTTGAGTTGCTTCTTTTCCTAAACCTAACAGTTGACCAAATGCTTCATCATAACTTGGTAATTGTTGTGCTGTTTGAACAGGTTGAAGTGATATATAATCAGCCATATCAACTTGCTTAGTAGCATCTAAATATAGATTCTTGATTGTTGCTTGTTTTCTGTATTCAGCAAAATCACTTTTTGCTAATAAACCATATTGTTCTGTATCTGAATTTGGTGTTGTTGGATATTGAGTGGTTCCATTTGGAGGAACAGGAAATATTGGTGTTGTTGTAATATCAATAATATCTAAGAACTGTGGCGCAGCTGGGTCTTGGTTTTTATAAAGATTCATTATGATAGCATTATCATAACGAAATACACCATCTACTTCAAGTGGATTTTGTTGTGGTACAGAACCATTACCAACCATTGTATCCAAAAATGGTTCTCCACCTCTTGGTGAACCATTAACAGATGTAGGTAACTGTGGATACCTAATTGGATTTTGAATATTTAAATTTAATAAAAAATCACGAATACCAAAATCTAATGCCGTTCTAGTAATTGAATTCTTATTTACCGCCGTAGGCGCTGATGTATCATAATATATTATTGGCATACTATATTTTATATATAAATACCATTATACTTAAAAATTTATCAAAATAAACCTAAAATTGTTTTTATATAAAAACAAATAAGCCCACGACGGGCTTACTATTTATATATTGTATTATATTGTTTATTAAAGTATATTATTTATTTCAATTAATATTATATATTCAAATATACGGTTTTTTTATGACAAAGTCAAGTATTATGTATTTTTTCCACTAATTGCTCTTGATGCTGCTTGGTTAATCTTAACAGATAACTCTCTGATAAACAATGGGTCATGCATTAAATTATGACCAATTTCTTTATTTACATCACCACCATTAAATCTTACATCAATGGTACCATTCAGTCTAATTTCATCAACTTTTACATTTACAGCAGAATTTGCACCAAATGAACCACCACCCATCATTCCACCAGGTCTTCTTGAATACATCGACATTATTGATTTTGCAAGATTATTATTACCATTAACATTAGTTCCAGCTATCATTGTTGAATCATTCAACTTCATAAATTTATCTTTAGCGTTAAAACTAATTAAACCATCATTTAGTTTAGCATCTGCAGCGTCTTCAATAACAGAATCTGGATAAGCACCTGGGTTATTTTTGATATCAGCTAATAAATCTTTATTAGGTATGAATGTTGGTGCATTTGGGTGAATATTTCTATATACTGCTCTAGCATTAGCAACATTATCACTACCCATATTGTCAATACCTAAACCAATATATTCATTAAATTTACTTAAACCAACATTCATACCACCCAATTCTAAAATATCCATACCAGCACCACCCATTGATTCTAAAAACCCAGAAACTCCTGTTTTTCTCAAACTTTTAGAAGAACCAAAATCAAATATATCCTTCAGAGTAGACGCTATTAATAATTTACCACCAGCCCCTTTCAATAATTTACTCATTCCACCAGCAGCCTTAGTACCACCAGCAGCAACAGTACCCCCAGCAACAGTACTCCCAGCAACAGTACTCCCAGCAGCAGTTGCCGTACTAGCAGCAGCACTACCCCCCATACCAAATAAATTAAAACCAGCCATTCCCATTCTAAATCCTGTAGCCAATGATACACCATTAGCAATCCACATAGCAGCTTTACCAGCCAATGCAATAGCAAAAGATTTAATTGGGTTTTCAGTAACATACGAAATAAATTGACTAATTTTTCCACCAATCCACTCAAAAATAGCACCTAGCTTATCAGCAATTTTTTCTTTTTCTAAAAAATCTGCAAATTTAGTAAGTGCAGCTCCGAGTTTTTCACCAACCCCACCTTTTTTTCCAAATGCATCTGCTAATTTTTCTGCAATTGGTAATAAAATAACTTTAAATTGTTCTATTAAACTATTTATTTGTTCATCAAACGACATTGCTTTTTTAGCTCTATCTTTAAGACTTTCTTTTTCCGCCATTTGTGCTCGAATAGCATTTTTTGCTGAACTACCTAATTGACTAAGTAATTTTGGGTTTCCGTCAATTTCAATATACGCTTGCCCTTTATCGTTAAATTGTGCTGTATTCTCCAAAAATTCTTTTTCATCATCTGTTAATCCAGTAACATTCATTTGAGTTTTAATAGCCTTAAATTTAGCCATATTTTTACCAGCTGTAACCAATGTTTCCAATTCAACACCAGTCGCTTCTGCTACTTCCCTAAGTCTTGACATCTCAACAGCCGCCAATTGCACATTACCCTCTTTGTCAAATTTAGCGTTTTGAGACGCAGCATCAGCAACAGCTTTTGTTAAACCTTCCATATCATTACGAGCCATATACATCAACTTGAATGGGTCGGCCAATTGAGACCATTTACCACCCAAAACTTGAAGTTTAGCTGACATTTCAACCGCACCCTCAATATTCATCAACTTATCTGCCATACCAGCTACAGAATTCATATTTATACCTAACTTGGTAACCGTTTCAGCCATTTTTTTAAATCCCTGAACACCACCTTTAAAGTTATATCTATTAAGCATCTTCATATTAGATGTCATATTCTTAATAACTTTTGATGAATTTAAACCCATTTTGCTAGCATCCATCATTGTTTGGTTCATAAACTTTGCAACCTTTTCGACAGACATACCTTGTTGCTCAAACTCGGCAGCCATCTTAGCAGCCTCATCGGCGCCCATACCAGTTCCTTTAGCAATGGCTGTAATATTAACTAAATTTTTTGCACCCAATAACACTGACCTACCGATTTCTTCACTATATGCAGATTGCATCTTTGTAGTTTCTTCAATCGTACCACCCATTTCAGTAATTTGACCTGAAGCGGCAGTAATACTTTTACGAAAAGTATCACTTCTTGATTTCAATAATCCCATACTTAAAGCTGAACGTCTAACAGCTTTATCCATATCAAAAAGTCCATAACCCTTAATCTTACTGTAAGCATCCCCTATAGCACCAGGCAACTTATTCAACGCCTTAACCGTTTCATTAACAAGCATTTTAGTTTTACTAACAGCCTGAAGATTTGCTTCGTATAATTGTTTTTGTGATTTTAATTTAGCTATTTCTTTATCTAACGCCTTAGCCTCATCTTCAGTGGCCAAAGCTTTTTGTTTTTGATAAAAGGCAATATCTTTTTCAAGCTCTTTTACTTTTTTAACATATACCATGTACTGCTTAGCATCACCAAGTATAGATTTCTGTATATCCATACTCTCTCTAACATTCTGGACATACTCGTATTGGGATTTATTTAACCCCTCCTTAAGCTTTTTTTCTTTTTCTAAAAGTTTTATCCTTTCTCTTAACTCTTCATTATTCAACCTTGATAATTCATAATCATCCATATATTAAAATGTTTTACTTTGTTATTATAAATATCTAAAAATAAAAAAAACCCTATAAATAGGGTTTTATGATAAGGGAACTTCCCCAGATTTTATTTTATTTTTTAATGCTTCACCACTCACCTTTGTTTTTCTACTACCCTTAGCATTTGAATTTGCTTTGTTTGTCATCTCTTCAGCCTTAGCTTGTTCTTCTTGTTTTGACTTAATAAGCATTCCCATATAGTATCTTCTCTCATTTGTTGGCATATTTAAAACGTCATTATAACCTATTTTTAAATATTGCATACAAACAAATATTTCTTCCCATAAAGATGGTTTATACTGGTAAGTCAGGCCAAAAAAATCTGACGCTAAGGGGAAGAAAGGTAGAAATAGACTCACCTCGGGGAGTCTTAACTTCGATTGCTAGGTCAACCCCACAATCTATTTTTTCAATATAATCTTTTAATTCTTTAGAATCACGAACTCTCATTTTTTCAATAAAATCTTTAATAAAACCTTTGTCTCTATTACCATTAACATCTACAATTTGTCTTTCTAATCTATATGTAATTACACTATTTACAGGTATTTCATTTTTTTCATCTTCAGTAACCATTTTTTCAATTTGGTCTAAATCACCTACCGTCAATAATTTAAATTTAATATTTGCCTTTGCTATTGGTAGGTAAAAATCAAAATAACCTTCAGCATCTGGTTCAATAGATAGTTTAATAGTTTTTAGGCTATTCAAATCAACCTCACTTTCAAATGGTGCACCATCTTCATCATACATTGTAATCGGGTACATTTCACCATAACTTGTTGCTCTTAACCATAACATGATAGCATTTCTATCACCTACATGCAAATCTTTGTATCTTAGGTCTGGTTCCAATAATTTTCTATTAATTAGGATTTCTAAAAACTCACCACTTTGTAATAGGTTTGGTGATGTTAGAATATTTTCGTCAGCGGTTGTCATATAAGCAACTTTAACGTTTGGTTTTTTATTTTTATATAACTTACCTTCAGAAGGTAAAGGAATAACGTCAAAAGCTGCGTTATATTGTGGTTGACTTAGTTGCTGAATATACATATCACTGTTATTCATAATTAAATTCGATGGTACCATATTGGTTATTGGTTGTTTAGAATCTGATTTTAAAGGAACTTTTTGAGGTTCTTGATACTGTTGTTGCTGCTGTTGTTGCTGCTGTTGTTGCTGATACTGCTGCTGATATTGTTCTTGTTGTACCTGTTGTTGCGGTTGCTGCGGTTGTTGTTGATATTGTTGTTGTGTTCTTTCAGACGCCGTATTAAAACTATTTTGATACTGCTGAGTATTCTCAACATTTTTTCTCAATTGTTCATCCCTTAATCTTATCTGCTCTTCAGTTCTTCTACGCATAACCTCAACAGCAGATAAACCAGTTTCATTCATTGAATTACTGTATATTTCATTTGCTGCTTCGATTCTTTTTGCTTCGTAATCCGAATCAACATTAACAGGTTGTTGAGGGATATTTTGATTTTGTGGTGTGTTTGTGGGAAACACGTTTGGCTTTTTATCCATATTTAAAACGTTTTATTTATTATAAATATAGAATACTGTATTTTTTTGTAAATAGAAATAAAAATACCCCGTAATATTTTACAGGGTACTTTTAATATATTTTTTATTAATTAGAATAATAAGATTGCTCTGTCAAATCTAAGTGTTGCAGTGATTTGAGCGATACCATCATCATCCATTGCTAAGTCACCAAAGCCAACGTTTGTAAGCATAGTACCATCTAATAACCATTTTTCAACAACAACACCAGTCGGGTCAAGCATTTCAAGTTCAACAGGTCTTTTATAACCAGCTGCGTAACCTTGACGACCAGTAATAGATTCAGAGTGTAAACGAACCCACTCCATAATAGCTTGAGTAGCTGAAGGGCCAATAGGGTCTCTAAATGTAACATCAATAGTTTCCCATGTAAATCTACCAATAACCCAAGTAGAAGTGTTCAAGAATGGAATCTCAACTTCATTTTGTGTAATTGAAGGTCTAGAAGCAGTTTCTAACCACCATTGTTGAATACCTAAATCAGCAGGAAATGTGATAAGCCAACGATTCTTTTTCTTCGGTTCGTAAGGCAAAGGCATCTTCATTAATAAATCGGCCATATTTTAAAAATTTTAATTTTTTGTTTTATTATTATAAATATGTAGTTTTTTATTTTTTTATATTAAACTACTCATTATTTTTTTAATTCTTTCTATTTCTTCAGTTAATACTTTATTTTTACCATTAACTGATTCATATGTTGCTGGCTTAAATGGTTTAGATTCACCGTCTGATGATTCATCATCATCACCACCACCAGACGCACCTGAAGACGCATCAGCATCTGAAGCTTCAGCATCACCACCACTAGGCGGTGTAGCCGTAGGAGTACCACCAGCAGCGCTTCCACCACCACCTGTCGCAGAACTACCAGCAGTACTTCCACCACCTGCAGTGGAACCACCAGCTGCTGCACCACTTCCTTTTTTACCACTTTTACCACCACCTTTAGCCATTTCAGCTTTTTGTTTGTGTAAATATTGGAATAAATTAATAGCTGTGGTCATGAACTCAATTAGATTCTTTTTAAATCTTCCTCTATCTTGCGCATCTCTAATAAATGCTTTGTTTGGTTCTTTTGAACTATAACCTTTTTCTTCTTGAATTTTGTTTATATCACCATCACCAAGTTTAGCCATTTTATCAATCATGTTACCATATTTGAATTTACCAGAATAAACGCTAACAAATATATCATCAATAAATGCTTTTAGGGCATTAACAGCTTGTGCGTTATCAGGGTCAATTTCAAATAATTGAGCAAAATTAGTTGCCATGATAGGATTGCTATCAAGACTTTTCATAAAGTTTTGAATTGCTTTGTCTTCACTATTACCAAGTTTTTTAACTTTATTTCTAATTATCTCAACTCTGTTCATAAAATCTTCAAATGATTTTAATTTGTCAAACGATAGATTTTTTTGTAAGAATTGAACTAACCTTTTATCTTTGATATACTTTCCTTCAGATAATTGTTTTTTTAAATCTGCTGTTTTAACAGCATATGTTTTTTTCTCAGGTCCGTTACCATCAGCGTCAATTTGTGTATAACCTGGTGAAACATTTGGAACTGTAACGGTAACATTTCTACCTTTGTAAATTACTTTATCGCCTTTTTTAAATGTTTCAGGTGTTGAGTTATCACCTTTTGATTTACTACCAGCAGCTGCACCACCAGTACCGACATTATCAGCCGCACGAACGCCTAACATTTTTCTATTATTGACAATAAACTTAAATAAGTTTTTTAAACTATTGTATAAATCATCATCAAAACCACCAGCACCTTTATTACCGCCTTTACCATCACCTTTACCACCATCTTTACCGCCTTCTTCTTTATTTTTACCATCAATTATTTTAGGGTCTTGTGCTTCGTCTTTATCAATTGTTGGTCCATTTGGTTCAATGATACCAGCACCACCTTCAATATTTCTCATTGATTGATATAGGTCATTAAGTGTTTTTGCTCTGGATTGTCTTTCACCTTTCATTCTCATTATCTTAACAAGCGCACCAGCACTCATAATTGCAATACCAACAGGTCCTAATACACCAGCTAAACCAGCAAATTTAGTAGCTAATGCTGTTCCAGCTCCTTTAATTAAAGTGCTTGTTGCTTTTTTAATTACTATTTGACCTAAAAAACTAGCAGCCTTCGAAACACCAAAAAGGTTTTGAGCACCTTTCATACTACCAAAAGTATCATTACTTGGGTTGAATAATTGACCAACTGGTTTAGATGCGTTATCACCACCAACTAATTGTTGTAATTGTTGAATTTGTGTATCTGGCGAACCACCACCATTACCGTCAAACATATGTTTAACGTTTTCAGCACCATATTTGTCAATGAATCCTTGAACATCAGCACCAGTTTTCATTGGGTGGCCATCAATTTGACCCATCCAATTCAACATACCTTTTGAATCTGGAGCACCGCCAGTAATTTGTTGTGTTATTTCAGGTGTTGTCACAGTATGGTCAGCACCTAATAAACCTTCTAACCAATTTTTAAACCATTCTGTTTTAGCTAACCAAGATAAACCACCCATTGAACCACCAATACCTGCTAATATCAATGGTAGCTTATTTGATTTAAGTCCCTTCATTCTATCACTATCAAAATCTTTACCAGTACCTTTTTTTGCTTGTAATGCTTTTCTTGTATCATCTGCAGCATCTTCATCTATATTACGCTCCATTCCACTTTCGTCACCAGTCTTAGCATTTTTTACTTCATCGTCATCTTCCTCACTTTTATCTTCCTGAGGTTCATCATTAAAATCCTTTGGGTTCCAATCTTCGTCTAATTTTTTTAATTCTTCCTCAGATAATTCAACAACATTTCCTTCAGCTTCATCAACAACAGAGTATGCCGCTGTTAAATCAACATCTAAGAATTTTTTAACGTATTCTCTAAGGTCGTTAATAATACCATTAGCTGCATCAATTGGTAAATAACCCTCATCTTTAGGGTCTTTTTGTGTTGCGGCTATAACTGAATCATATACTGCTGAAATTTCCATTATGGTGTTTAAAAACTCAACACCCTTTTCATTGTTTGGAAATTCTGGATTTTTTTGTTTTATATCAGCGTCAAGGGCTTTAATCATTTCATTACCTTTTTTATCGATAATTGATTGAATTTTAGCTGCTGCTGCTTGGTCTATTTTACCTTTACCAAATATTTTACCCCCAGCTTTATATCTACCTAATTTAGATAGACCATATTTAATTTTTTCCCACATACCTTCGTCCAACATTTCTTCATTCATTGTTGAATCTGTTTCAACCATTTCTCTTAGGATATGGTTTATAATAACATAATGTTGTTCTTCAGTTAATATAATCTTTTGTGACATAATACGTTTTTTATTATATAAATATCTGTTATTTTAATAAAATTTAAAGTTTGGAAAGTTTTTTAATACAAATTCTTTTACTTTCTCAGGGTCATAATCTAACAGAATACCAATTTCATAAGTTTCTTCTGGTGTTTTTATTGGTAAAAATCCATTATTTTTTCTAACAATATTAAAAAGTCTTTGAGCTTCCTCCTCATAACCATTCCTATAAACAACATTTGCTACAGAACCTTTAAAACTACCACCCTTTTGCGGCATTGATATAACATTAAAACCCATTTCTTTAGCTCTTAAAACAAGCTGTCTTGATTTATCATGATAAGCCACTAAAAAAGCAATACCTCTTCTACCATCTAAAACTGTTTGCATGGCTGATTCGTTATTATACGCTTCATTTGGGTCTATTGATTCCTCAACATGTTTTGTTATTAGCTTATATTGTCGTTCAGAAATTATTATTTTTGCCATACCAATAAATATCATTATAAAATAAAAAACCCCTGATAATCAGGGGTTTCTTATTTATTTTTAATCGATTAAATGTTATCGAATGAAGCACCAGTGTTCATGATGTTGAATTCAACAATGATAAATTCTAGAGCTCTTGTTGGTTTAAGGTAAATCTTACCTGTTAATTGATTTCTATCGATATCTTCTGGGTCGTTACTTAAAACAACTCTGAAGTCTACTAAACCTCTCTCGGTTCTAATGCTATCCAAGATTGGATTAACAAGTGACAAGAATTGGTTTCTTACGATAGTATCATTTTGTTCGAACAACAATCTAATAGCCACAGCAGAGATAAGTTTTCTAGCTTGTAAAAGAAGTCTTCTAACATTGATTCTGTCAAGAGCACTTTCTTTAACTTGTAGAGTTTTATTACCCCAAATCTTAATACCATCAGATGTAAATGTTGCGATTGGGTTGATTCTGTTTTCGTAAAGAACGTCTCTTTCACTTAAAGTTAACTTCTTACGAGCCTTAAGAGCGTCAACATCACCTCTTTGAATACCTGCTACTGCGAACCAAGGGAATGCAATATTATCAGTTAAAGCAATGTTTCTTACAACGTCTCTTGTTGGCGGTACGTAGATGTACACATTGTTCTCAGCATCAAGGATTTGAATCCAAGGCCAGTATGTTGCGGTGTAGCTACTATCGTACATATCTGATAATTGGTTAGTTATATCACCAACACTTAATATTGTACCATCAGAATTTGTATCAGGTGTTGTTACAACATATAAAGAGTCAGCTCTGTCTTGCTCAATCATTTCGATACTAGCTTCAACAAGATTTGTGTTATCAATGTCATCAATACCAGGCGTAGCAAACACATTAATGTTTACAGCTTCTGGGTTTTTGAATGTCCAGATACCTTCTAAGTAAGCGTAGTAATCAGATGTAATACCTAAATCACCATTAGTTAGAGTTTTGTTTGCGAATGTTCCAACACTTAAACCAGCAGCACCTCTTGTACCATTGATAGTAAAGCTATCTAGGTTAGTTCTTCTTGTTCTGTAAGGGTCGAAACCATCGAAACCTCCATAAGGTGCAAAAGTAAATTTACGAGCATATACTTTTTCATATGGTCCATTAAGTAAACCAGCGTCAGTTCTAAACTGCCAATCACCAGTGTCGAATAAGAATATTGGACTATATGTACCACCACTATTATTAATAACAACTTTAACATTATCAATTGTAGCACCTGTAGCATCAATATCCATGTGGAAACCTTTTGTTAAACCAGTCCACATATCATAATCTTGACCAACAGGTATACCTTTGTAATCAAAGAAGTCAGCATCAATACCGATTGTATTAGATAAACCTAAATAGTACTTACGTTTATTTTCAAAAGCACCATAAGTTTGCTTATACATTATGCTAGGTGTTTGAACATTTGGGTTAGAGTTAATTTCATAATCTCTAACTGGGAATCCAATGAAACCAGCTGGGAATGCATCACTTGTATCAGAACTTTCATCAAGTTCAAGTAAGATGTGAGCAGATTTTGATGCGTATACACCATCTAATGTACCTATTCTTCTAGCAACGAAGTTGTTTGAAGTTGGGTCCATTGTACAACGTGAATAAGCTTCAATGATATTAGGATTAGCATCTGTATCATAAAAACCTCTTACTAATACATCAAACTCTCTTGTATCTGGTTTAATGTTAGCGATTGAAATTTTATATTGTTCATTTGCTGCGTTACCGTCAGATATAGTCCAGATTCTAAATAATCTTAACAATTTATTACCTCTTAATTCTGATACAACATAAGGTGTAACCGCTGGTTGATATTCTTGTAAGTAATCTGAGTATTGGCCAGCATAGTCGATAACATCTAAATTGATACCTCTAACTTTACCGTCATTAACATACTCAACAAACATTTTATCAAAGAATTCTTCAACGTATACAGCAGTTTTACCATCTAATGGTGCTCTACCAAGAACTTTAGTTATGTAATTTCTCTGTGTTCTATCGAAAGAACAATCATAAGTAAATGCGCCCTGAGTATTTGATGTACCAATTAAAGAGAATGAACCGTAAGGGTCTAGTTCTGCTGTTGTAATTGTTGGGTCAAAATTTAATCCTGTTGTAGCACTAACTTGGAACACAGGTAATTGAGTTTGAACATTAACAGTACCTCTAGAGCGAAGTAAACTAACTAATTTATCTTCAACATCGGCGTAACCTCTACCAACACTATATGTTGTAAAACCAGATGTTGAACCTGTTTTATATACTGCAACTGAAGTACCTGAATAGTAATTTACAATTGCCGATGTAGTACCTGTATTAAGAAATGCACCAGTACCTGAATATATACCTGTAAAGCCAGATGTCGTACCCGTTCTATAAACTGTTAATGGGTTACCAGATAAGTACGATACGTTTCCGAATGTTGTACCTGTTTTATAGTTAATACCCGAACCAGAATAGAATGTTGTTATACCTGAAGCAATACCTGCTATATACGCTGCTGTTTGAGCACCACTATATTGAATTGTAAATCCAGATGTTGTACCTGTAACAAATGGTGGGTTTGCAGACGCTGTTTGAACATACTCAAAACCTTGAGTCAAACCAGTGTAAATATTTGGATTTGCAGTAGCCCCTGTTGATTTTATTATAACAAAGGTCGAAATACCAGAATATGTTGCACCAACTGCTGAAAATTGTGATGTCTGAGTATATAAAAACTGATAATATGCTAATGGTGCTGGTTGTTTACCAACTAACCAATTAATTGCGTTAGCACCCGCTACACCTGTTGGATTTGTTAAATTATTTGCTGTTAAAAACGCATTAAATAATGGCAATGTATCGTTAGTAATACTAATACTTGCTGTATTTGTTGCTGTATTTGCAGAAAACTGAAACCAATTAGTTTGAATAAAACTACTAGAAGTTGCAATTGTACTAGCATTTATTGTTTGAGGTGTTGCACCTGAAGTTGCTGCTGAGAATACCGCAGAAGCACCAACATACGATGAGCCACTTTGTACAAAACTAAGAGGTACACTAAACGATGTACCAACTGGTGCACCACTAAACAATGTAGCTAAACTAAAGTTACCTGCAACAAACATTGCATTTAGAACATTATTATTAATAACATAACTTGTACTGTTTGTTAATGTATTTGTTTGATATGTAATTAATGGATTAGCGTTTATAGGTGTTGATGAACCATTTGTTAAGCCAGTTGTTGCTGTATTAATTGCCGCTGGAACTGTTACTTTACTTGTAATGATATAATTTGAAGAAGCACCTGTATAAACGGCTCCAGAACCTGTCATAACAAAAGGAATCACACCTCTAACACCAACACCCAATCCAGGCACCGACGCCAAACTAATTAAAGAAGCTCCAGAAAACGCACTTGTTAATGGGTCTGCAATTATAGCTGTTGTTAATAAACCACCAGTTGTTGCTGTGTAACTTATTAATGGGTTATAATTCGCTGTTGTTGAAACACCAGTACTAGATGCATTAAAATAGTATGGTGTAATACCAGTTTGTGATACGGTATATGATGCACTAGCACCAGTAAATATTGAGCCATTATAAATAAACGACTGTGGTATTGAACTAGTAAGACCAGTTGCTGTTGCAGGTAAGCCACTAAGACTAAAATTACCAGCTTGATATAGGCTATTAGTTAATGAGTCCGCAATTGTTGCAGTAATTAATGTATTACCAGTTGTTGCTGTGTAATTAATGAATGGTGAAAAACTATCACTAGTTGTACTTGCGGTTGTTGTTGTATTAACACCACTTTGTGTTAAACCAGTTGCAATTACAACATAGTTAGATTCATTACCAGTAAAGCTAGCACCAACATTTAGATAGTTTCTAGCAATTGAACCTGTAGAACCAACAGCTAATGTAGTTATACCGCTTAAGCTAAAGTTTGAATTATTATATGCTGCATTTGTATTTGGTTCATTAATTTGAATAGCAGAAAGAACACCACCAGTTGTTGATGTGTAGATAATAAACGGATTAGTATTTGCAGTGCTAATTAAACCAACAGTGGCAGAGCTTAAAGTCATAGGGGTTGTACCACCTGAAATAACAGTATAAACAGCACCAGCACCGCTATAACTTGTACCACCAACATTTATAAATGAATTTGGAATAACACCTGTTCCACCTATTGTTAATGTAGGTAAGGTACTAAGACTAAAGTTACCATTATTATAAAGACTAGTAACTAAAGAATCATTTATTACAATATTTAATAGATTGTTTGAAGGGTCTGCTGTAAATGATGCAAATGGGGTGATACTAACGTTTGTTAATGTTGAACCAGTTGTTGTTGGGTCTAACACATTAGGTGAAGTACCAGCTTGAGTAACAAGTAATTGACTATTAGCACCAGTAAATAAACCACTATCTTTTTTTGTACTTACACTTAATGTTAATATCTGACCAACCGTTAATGTTGGTAATGGGGCTAAACTAACATCACCAGTACCAACCAAATAACGCAATATTGGGTCATTAATAACCGTACTTACCAATACGTTAGAATTTGTCGCAGTATATATAACACTAGGGGTATAAGAACTTGTTGTTGCCGTTACTGTTGAATTATCTAAAGCAGCATCAAGTGTTATACCCCAAGCCTTACCAGCATCATAACCAGAATAACCAAGAATTCTTGTTACGAATAATTGATTCGATTGTGATAGATATGATTTTGCGATGTATGGTAATTCATACAAAGGTGAACCATTTCCGTCTGGACCATTTACCAATGTATTATTTAAACCACCAAAAAACGATTGAAACTCGCCGTAGTTACTAATGAAAATAGGTTGAAATGCTGGTCCTTTCGTTGTTTCACCCACCAAACCTAATGTTGTAACACCTACTTGACGTGTCACAAATGTTAAGTCTTTTTCTGAAGTGTAGACACCAGGACTAACGAATACTTTTTCTGCCATGTTATTTTTTTTTATTTTTTTTAAAAATTATTTCTTGTTACTAAATAAATATTCAAGAAAAACCGAAAATTAAATATATAAGGATAAATATTTAAAAATTAGTCACCAAGATATATTTTACAAAAAAAGACAATAAGCATATTAGAGTTTATTTATTTCTTAAATCAACCAACTCCTCTAGTTGATATTCGTTAGCCTCTACGTCCCAAGCATACATTGTACTATCAACACCCTTGTGCAATACCCCACCAGGCACACATAAAACAAAGTTATTACTCCGTGTTTTACCAGGCGACTTAGCGTTCCACCAAGATAACTCCCAATCCAATCCAGCATTCCATGATGAATTGTAAGCTTCACCGTAATGCGCATCTAAATGCAAAGGATACAGGCTTTTTAAATCATTTTTTCTCATGAACATATGACCAGCCCTTAATGAACGTTTTTCACAAAGCTTTCCGTGTTTTGTGTTTCTCCAACCCAACTCAGCATGTTCTTTGCTCATATATCCCGTAGTAAAAAATACATCAGGGTTTTCATTTAATATTTCACAATAAGTACTAAGATTTTCATTAAATATGTTATCTTGGTCAGTAAACTGAATATAATCGTAATCATCAATATTAACATCTTCTAACATCTGAAGCAAAGCACCTCTTTGTCCCATATTAAAATCAGATACATACAACGTAAATCTATTATCTATTATTTCATTAATAAGACTAACAATTTCTTCTTTATTATCGCCGTTTGAATTATCTACAATGTAAACATCGTTAATAATACCCTCCTGCCTAATATCTTTTAATGAATTAATTATATTTTTAATATGATTTGGTCTGTTATAAGATGTTAATAATGTTAATATTTTTGTTTCTTTTTTTAATTGTGGTAAAATTTTGTCTTCAAAATCTTTAGTTACTTTTTCCCAAGAATAATTATTTTTTATAAAATTTGAGTTTTGTTTTAAACTGTTGGAAGCAATAATGTTTTCATAATTATCGTATACCTTTATCATTAATAATTTTAAATCGTTAATACTTGGTTCTCCCCACTCACCTAACATCCATGGATGTTCTTTAACTGGAACATTTGTAGTTGATATTTTAAAATACCTACCTTCTATTAATTCAGTTGCGCCTGGTTCACTAGTTGATATTATTGGTAACCCACAAGCCATAGCTTCAATCAGAGTCATACCAAACGTGTCAGCTCTTGATGGATATACATATGCATGACAACTGCGATATAAATCTAAAACATAATCATGCCCTTCATTCCCTGTGTGCCAAAATATATTTTTATGGGAACTTATAATACTTTTAATTTTATCCCCACCATAAAAAAGCATATCAGTATTTGATTTGATATGTAATTGAATTTTTTCATTATCTTCAAATGTATCAATAAACGCTTCTAATAGTTGAAAAATTCCTTTTCTATCCGAACATTCACCAACGTAAAGAAACTTAAAAACATCTGATTTTACCCTTTCGCTATATTTAAATACATTTGGGTCAATTCCATGTGGAAATACAAATATTGGTTTTTTAACACCCAAAATTTCCATTCTTTTTTTTGATTTGTTTGATGGTGTTAAAATAAAATCAACATTATTTGCATTATTTGCGAAATTTGGTATTCCACCTGTTGAGTCAACACCTGTGTAGATTACCTTTGTTTGATATTGATTTAATTGTGGGTGTTGGTCTGGGTATGAAAACATTATACCTATTTCATTTTTTGATTTTTCTTTTAACAAATTAATTATTAATTCATTAGAAGTAGCGCTATCTCCAATAATTGATTTACAGGATACGTTAGTTGATTTTAAATTTTCAATTATTTTTTGTGATAAAATACCCATTGATGAATAATCATCAAATTTTGCAAGCCAAGTTAAATTAATCATTTTGTAAATACATTTTGTTAAATTCTTCAACTGTTATCAAATTAAGATAGTATTGTCTTTTTTCTTCAAATTTTTTAAAAGAAAAATATTTATTTTTATTTATAATTGGATTTGGATTTTCTGATTTTTTTATGAGTCCAATACCCCAATCTGTATCAACTACTGAAGTATAAATATTATTAATATTTTCTCTTACATTTACTATCGCTTTCCACACAGTACCATTCCAAAGTATTCCTGCATGGGTTGAGAAATCGTAATATTCTTCTCTTGCAAAATGTAATGATGGGGGGTTACAATCGTGCAATACTATTATTCCATTTTCATTTAATGAATTTAGGCAATTAATAATATCCCTTTCAACTTGTTCATCTATGTGCAGTCCATCAATAAAAATAATATCGTATTTTTTTTTGTGTGTTTTAAAAAATTCATCAGATGTCATTTTATATGTAACAGGATGCTCTTCTTCAATACATGGGTCAACCCCTTCTTTAAATTCACATACGATATGATTATAGCAATCGTTTGGATTTCTAACACCAATTTCTAAATAGGTGCTATAATTATTCTTTTTAATTAGCTCATTTATTATTTCAAATCTTTGCACGGTTTATAATTTTTTTTATTTGTACATCTCTTAAAAAAGAATGTTTTTTATAGTTATAGTATTTTTCAATTGTTTCTTTTGCTCTTTTACCTAATTCAATTCTTTCGTTTTCATTTGTAACTAAAAATTTAATTTTGTCGTACCATTCATCGTTTTCTGTTAGCAATGCGCCATTATTTAATCTACCAAATATTTTATATTCTCCAAAATTAGTTGCTATGCTAGGTATTCCCTTCATAGCCGCTAGTTGAACACGTATATTTGATTTACATAAAAAATCTGGTGTTTCTGCTAACGGAGATAAATTTATATCAATTGTGCTATAACTTTTTTCAAAGTTTAAAAAATTAAAATCATAATTATGATGTATTGTTTTAGGGTGATTCATAAAATTTTTCAAATCTATGTTATCAGTTGCTAATACAAAATAAACATTTTCAAATTCGTCTAATATTTTAAAAATGTCATTTTTTATTTTTTCTAAACAAACAATATGCCCACCGCTACCGTACCAACCTAAATATATTTTACCATCATTTCTTTCTATTTTTGGCGTATATAAGTTTGGTTTAACAATATTTGGTAAACAAACAACTTCATTTAAAGTAAGTAATTGATAATATCTTTGTAGAGCCTCTGTTGTTGTCGATAAAACATTTAAATTATCCCATATAATATTATAGCACTCTTTCATAATTTCTCTATAATTTGGTACATAACATGGCTCTAAAGGAAATGGGTCGTCATAGTCAACCATTACTTTAACACCACTTTCCATTATCATTTTAAAATACCAAGCAATATTTAAAATTGGTCTGGATATGATAAATAAATCATAATTTTTAACTTTATCTAAATTAAAAACTAGATTTGAATCTATGTCGTAATTTATATTATTTTCAAATCTATCGTATGGTTGAAAGGCTCTCCAATTTGAACAGTTATCATTTGCATCTTTACAAAAAACTATTACATTTTTTAAATTTTTAAATTTTAAAAAACATTTATCTTTTCTTTCTATTTTGTAGATTTTGTTATTTATTGTTAAAGTATTAAAATCATTAAAATAATAAAAATTTTTATGAACTTCTAATTCGCGTTCACTTTTATTTTCAATATATGTTTGTTTGACATCATGAAGCTCAAATATATCAGTTACAAAATCATTATTTGTTTCTTTTGTTGAAAAAACAATTTTTTTATAGTCGGGTATCTCTGAAATTAACTCGTGATTCAAATTTTTAAAATGTTTAATTACTTTTATATCTAGTGATGAATATTTGTTACTCTCAAAAAAATTTGCCATATCTTTAACTTTGTCGTATTCTATAAACTCATCAGCATCAAAAGTTATAAAATTATTATAATTTAAATCAGTAAAAAAATTTGTTTTGTTTTTAATTTTTAAAAAATCTTTTATTAATTTTTTATTTTTTAATTCATTAAATTCATCTATATACAAATCCAATTTGTCTTCAATATTTAAAAAAATATCGTTAGTAAATTCTAAACAGTTTTCTATATTTTGGTTCAATAAGTGTTTATTATAAAAATTAACGTTTATGCAAACAGGAAATCTGGTTGTTTTTTCTAAAACATTATAGTAAAGTTTAACAATTTCTTCACCAACATTGTCTGAATAATATTTTTTTAAATCATTTGGTGGTGTATGCATTTTACTATTTAAAATATTTCCAACCTCATCTATGTCATATATTAAACAGTTTTTACCACACATAAAACTTTCTATTGCCGTCCTACCAAATAAAACACTTACCGTATATGAAGAGTTTTTTACAAATTCTTCAATATTTTGAGTATCCTCAAAATATTTTAAATGTTCAATACCCAATATATCATCAATATATGGTGACCCATTACTATACCCAACAATCCACAATTCTTTACCTTCTTTTTTAGCTCGTTCAATTAAATCAAATGTTGGTTTTTGTCTTAAATAATTTAAACTACCAACAAATAAAATATAGTTTTTATCAGAATTATTTTTATTTTTAAACTTGTTATTATCTACAGGATTATATATAAGAGTTGTTTTTTCCCTACTTATGTTATAATTTTTAATTATGTGATTTTGTATTTCAGGCCTTATGCAAATATATTTAACTATTGATTCATGAATGTATGGTTTTTCAAACTCTTCAATAACTTCAGAATGAATTGTAGCTATCTTTTTTACATTTGGGTAAAGCTTACAAATAAAGTCTGTTATATGGTATTGGTTTACGTGTATAATGTCAAATTTAACATCATGTGTTTTATACAATAAATGAGAATTTTCAGGCGTTTTTCCATACTCGTAACCAAGAGGTGCGCACATTGAAAAAACTTTTATATTTTCTTTTTCCGCCATTTTTGTTAATTTACCACCAATTACTTCAGCTATAACGCTAACGTCATGACCCATTTTTACAAATTGTTTTGCTAATTCATAAACGTATAGTTCAGAACCACTTAATCCATTAAATTGTAGACTAGCTATTAATATTTTTAATTTTGATGTCTTTTCATTAATTGAATTAAGGACATCTTCTATTTTAATTAAGTCCATACACTCTTTTCTTTCGGGTTGCTGTAAATCCAACCACCATCTTCTTTCTGAAAAATCCTTACCACAATCCTTTTCAATGTAAGTAACACCAGAGTGTTTTGCGTGGTCATTATAAAATGGTGTTAAACACACCCCTACCTGAGGTTTAATTGCAGAAGCAAAATGATGAAAAAATGTATCAACGCTAACCCATAAAGAACACCTATCAACAAGGTCGGCAATATTTGGTAGGGGTTTATCTAAAAACTTTAGATTAACATTTGGAATTTGATTATCAGGTTTACTACCAACTTGAACAACAAAATATCCCATTTTCTGCAATTCATTAACAAGCTTTAACCATCTAATATCTCGCCAATCTTTATTCGAATCTAACCCCTGCACTTTTGCTGCGCTAGTACAAATCAAAGCTATTTTTTTGTCTTGTGGTATATCTGGATTTTCTTCTCTTTTACCCGTGTATTTTAAAACATCGTTTTTTGTTCTTTCATAACCATACATTTCAAAAAAAGCATCTACGATTGTTTTGCTGTTATTCGCTGAACCGTATTCATATACAAATCTATTATAACCACCAAACAACTCTTCATTCCAATGTATATTACCCTTTAACTCTAAGTGTTCATAAACAAATGGATATTTGCAAGACACATAAACATCTTTACCTGCTTTTTCTAATAATGGTAAAGCCATTATATGGTCACCCATACCACCATCTATGTAAATTACTTTTTCCTGAAATAAAGGTGATTGTATTTTTTTTGAATATCTTTCGTAGTCCGCCGACTTATCAACAGCATTAATTTTAATTTTTTTAATTTGTGACAACAAATCAACAATAAACCATTTAATTGTTTGGTATTTTGTATCTAAGTTTACCTTTATTAAATCTTTTTTTCTGAAATATAAAGAATTATGATTATCTTCATTTAATAACGTTAAATCTAATTTTTTTATATTTTCGTCTAACAATAGAATTTTTTCACTTTTTGATTTTGAAATTAATTCTACAATAGACTCAACTCTATTTTTTTGGGTGGGATATGCATAAAATTCTTTGAAGTTAATTATTGAATTTTTTAATATTTCATCTTCCCATGGAAGATAACCCTTTGCGTTTAATACTAAAGAAAACTCACTCTTATTTGGGTGATTATTAATTAATTCAAAAAGTCTTTTTAGATTATTTTTATTTTCGGTATGAATAACCAGCGCTAAACTCATATGCGTTTAATGTTTATCAAAAAAATAAACATTAAACGCAAAATATCAATAGTAAATTAAAATTTAATTTTACCAAGGCAACGGTAAAACAACAACAGGTGGGTTTCTTTTTTCGTTAATAATACTATTCAATTTATATTGCAAATCTGACATATCATTACTTGTCTCCAACCAACCAATAACAATATCCTGTGTTAAATCAAAATATTGAGTGTAATTTGTGCCGTTTTGTTCATTAAATGTTGAGATGCTTTCAATATTTGCAACAAAACCATCATTACTAACAGCGTTGTATCTCCAGTAGATTTTAGATACAAAATTCTGTTGTCCGTTATAATTTGGGATGTTTTCCATTTCATAGATATACCAAGTATATGTTACTGGGTTAGCAATAACACTCAATTGTATGGTTAATTCTTGTTTAATTTGGGTAAAATCAACACGAGATAATAAAAAATCAATGATATCATTATTTGTAATATCCGATTCACCTCGAATCAGAGGTGCGTCATTTTCACCATACGATAAAACATTATCATAGTTTATTATGTTATTCATAGCATCTGTAGCCGAATACGTGTAATCAATTACCGAAACATAATAAAATAATTCATCTGAGCTTATCGAAATCTCAAAGTTGTTTATTTGTAATTCAAATGTTATCATTTTCTTTTATTTTAAATATCTCTTACCAAGAATAAACTCTTACTTCACCTCTACCTCCTGTTCCTCCGTTTCCACCAGTTGTTGTACCACCACCACCGCCGCCACCACCACCACCTACAGCACCACCAGCACCACCATTTCCGCCTGGGCCATTAGTACCTGTAGAGTGAGGCGCACCACCACCACCACCACCACCACAACGATACGAGTTACCATTTGCGCCAGTAGCACCACTTGCGCCAGTAAGACCTGACCCACCCGCAGCACCACCACCTCTCGTATAACCACTTGATATACCAGCCGTGTCCGCGGGTACGTAAGAACCATTACCAGTTCCAATGCCACCAGCAGAACCTCCGCCAGCACCAAAAACGGAACTACCACCTCTATTTAAATCATTTCCACTATTCCAATTTATATATCCACCCGCACCACCACCATATTCTGCACACATAACTGCAGTACTGTTTATATCACCTGTATCACCCCCATGCCCACCAACAGCTGTATTAGTTGCTGCCCCAGGTAACCCACCACCTACAGGTGTTGTTGTGGCACCCGAAACACCAGTCGCTCCCGCACTTGCAGTTCCTCCTCCACCACCTCCACCAGCACGATAGTTAGTATTAAAAAGACCCCTAAACCCACCACCTCCACCGTAAGCGACAAGTAATGTTGCACCAGAGCTAAATGTTGAATTTCCACCTACGCTGCCATCAAAAGTATTTCCCGATAAAGTTGTTGCCCCTAAACCACCAGTTCCACCTGAAGCAACAAAAATAGGTTCTGTTGAACTTAAATCACTAGCACTATAAAATGCCGACGACAAAGCCCCACCACCACCAGCACTTCCACCCGAACGCGTTATAGCCACATTTGCTGCAGAACCACCACCACCACCACCTCCTCCACCAACACATACAACATATACAAATTTTATACCTGTGGGCTTTGTCCATGTAGTAGCACCAGTTGTTGTGAATATTTGAACATCACTTACCTCATTTATTCTATTATTAACTGCCATATATTATAATTTTTAAAAAGTATAAACTCTTACCTCACCACGACCACCATTTCCACCTAAACCTGCGGTTCCCGTACCAGTTGCAGCACCACCACCTCCTCCACCGCCACCAGGAGCACCACCAGCACCTCCATTACTACCAGAAACGTTATTTACATTAAATGTCGCAGCACCACCACCTCCACCTCCATCACCACACCCTGAACCTCTAGTTGTACCAGAACTACCAGCAGTTGTTGTACTACCATTTGTCCCTGCTGCACCGCCACCACCCGCTATATATGACCCAGAAGCGCCACCAGCAGACGGAGTTGAATTTCCTACTGTTCCAATAGTCCCACCCGCACCACCACCACCAGCACCATACATTGAACTACCACCAAAAAAAGAAGCCGTTGCGCCATTTTTTGCACCACCACCACCACCTCCATACTCCGCATTACCCCCAGCTGCCGCGTTATTACCACTACCACCATTTCCCGCAATTGCCGTTGTAGTTGAACCACCAGGTAATCCACCTGATATTGTAGTAACAGCACCAGGCGTAAAACCAACACTACCAGTACCACCACCACCACCACCAGGTCTATTAGTATTACCACCACCCAAACCACCACCACCACCACCATATGATACTACATATATTGTGGCACCTGAACCAAACGTTGATGTACCACCCGAACTTCCATTTGTACCCAAACTACCAGCATTGACACCACCTGTTCCACCCGAACCAACAACAACAGGAACACTTGTGGGTAAATCACTAGCGGTTATAAATTTTGAAACAACAGCACCACCACCACCACCAGAACCACCAACGTTTGATGTGGATACAGCTAACGGAGCAGAACCGCCACCACCTCCCCCCCCACCTATACATACAACATATACAAATTTTGCCCCAGTGGGCTTTGTCCATGTGGTTGTACCTGTTGTTGTGAATACTTGAACATCTTTCGCGCTATTCAATGCGTTTCCTATTGCCATATATTAATTTTTACCATGAATAAACCCTTACCTCACCACGACCACCATTACCACCCAATCCCGCACCCCCACTTGGATTAGTACCGCATCCACCACCACCTCCACCACCACCAGGAAGACCACCAACACCACCATTTCCACCAACACCACCTGCAACATTATTAGAACCACCACCACCTCCACCATCACCACATCTAGAACCCAAACTTCTAGTTGTACCAGAACTACCAGCAGTTGGTGGGTTACCATTTGCCCCTGCGGCACCACCATTCCCTGCTATATATGACCCAGAAGAACCCCCAACACCTACAGTACCTAAAATATTACCATTGGATATACTTCCTCCACCACCACCACCACCAGCACCATACAAGGAACTTCCACCACAATAACCCACGGCCCTACCACCACCAGCGCCACCAGCCCCACCACCATATTCAGCACAACCACCATTAGCATTAATTTGCGCACCGCCACCCTGACCACCT